ACAACAGCCGCAGCACTTCCTTGTGCATGATTAAATGCTTGTACTGGACCTGCCATACTAGCCTCCTATTACGCTAAGTTGTTATTTTGAGCGTATAAGATAGTAAAACGAACCAAACCCGCATTTGTTGCTGCTGAAGCAGTTACAGTCAAACGAATATCTGCTGTTCCTGTATCTTGCCAAGCAAGTGCAGCACCAGCTTCTGTTGTTGGATACTTACGACCTGCATCTGTACCACTCGCAAAAGTGTTTAAAATCGTGGCTGCACCGCCAACAGTATCTCCAACACTCAAGTTTGTCGTAGCATTAGCCGCTGTAATAATATCAATTACACAATCAATAATTTGTGAGTTGGCAGGAATAACAACATCTTGTACGACTGCGGCTAATGCCCCACCAGACAAATCTGCTGAAAAAGTTTGTGACATAACAACTTGACCAACGTTAGCAACGTCAGAACCAAGTGTAGAGCCTGTTGTATTTTTAATTGTTCCGGCCTTTATCGGGCCTGAAAAAGTTGTAGTACCCATATCAATCTCCTGTCTGGGTTAAGTCAGTCGCACCATGCAACTGTCAGGAATAAATCAAGCATAACATAAATTATAAAAAAAGAAAGGGGCTACCGAAGCAGCCCCCTAAAGTTTACAGGGAGGATAACCTCACTGTATCACATTTTATGCGCCCGGAGAACCGAATACTGCGCGTGGGTCGCTAAAGCCAAAGCTATAACGTTCACGAGCCTTAAAGCGCATGTTGCCTGTGTCGAAATCAGCTTCCATGTTTGTTCTCATTGGAGAACGCTCAAAGTGCTTAAATCCGTTAGGCGCGTCAGTCTTTAAGAAGAACGCATCTGGGTCTGTTAAGAAATGGTTAATTGTATAACCTTCTGAAATCATACCCATGTTTCGAATCGCGTTTACATCATTATCGGCTGTGCCAACACGCAATGTTGATTCCAACAAACGATCTGCAACGAATTGCAGTTGTGGTGGGATAATCAACTTGGTGCCGCGCAGAGCAATAATCATATTGCGCTCATCGACGAAAGTAGAGATGTCAATCAAAGCATTCTCAAGCGAAGTTTCGTTTAAGTCTGCTGCGGTTGACGGTTCATTACGGAACGTACCACCACCAGATAGTGGGTGATCAGTTGCGCAAAGTTCCTTACCATCGCCACCTGCAAAGTTGCTGTCAAACGCATTGTTTAGAACAGCAGCCGCTTTGACCTGCTTTGTGTGTGCCATAGAACGCGCAAGCGCCTTCGTATAACGCGCACCAAGACGATCATACAGGTTGTCTTCGATTGCTTCTTCAGTCAGTGCGAAAGCAAGAGCAACTGTTTCGTGTGAATAACGAGCAGTATACGCTTCATTTGCACTGTCGAACTCGACGCCAGAACCTTCAGATTTTGTGGGAGCATTCCCAAATCCGACCAACATAACTTCTTCTTCAAAAGCACGGTCAGATGTTTCCGTATCAAAGATTTCTGCGTGTTGATTCTCATATCGGTCATATTCCATACCGAATAGAGCGTTCAGGCCCGGCTCAAGTTCTTTGACGAGTTGGGAGCGTGAAATAGCCATAACTCAATCTCCTTATGCCAAGCCAGTGGTTCCACCACTGAACAGATGGTTATTAATTTTGACAATCACGTTAGTGTTTGCCGATGAAACATCGCTGTTCTCAGGGTCTTGAGAAATATCTATGGCTTTCAACGGCAATGTTGCAGTTGTTGCACCAGTTGATACAGCAAGCTCCAAACGAGATGTACCAGATGTGGTATCACCTACAGGAGATTGATCAACAATGTCGAAATTACCTGCTAAATCTGCAACAGGCATTGCTGCATTAGCTTGAATTTCGAATGTTGCACCCGGATCATCAATAATATTAGCCATGATGTCAGATGCAGAAATGCTACCGGGGTAGCTATTAGCAAAAGTGGGCTTGCCAGTTGTTGGGTCAGTATAGAAGCAGCCGTTAAACACACCAAGGATAAACCCTGATCCACCTGCTGCGACACGCTCAATGCCACCACCTGTTACCATTGCGACCATGTCGCCTTGGAAGATGGCAGTTCCATAGCCTGAAGCAATTCGGTAGCGATTTTGCTGCTGCGAACTAATACTTGTACGAACTGGACGAAGACCAAAAGAGGCGTCTTGATTAGCCATTTTTAGTTTCCTTCAGATTATCCGCCCTTTCGACCAGAGCCGAACGAGACAGAAGATTTACGTTGAGGAGCAAGTTTCGGCATAATTGGATTGTTTTCTTGCATCCAATCATTATCCACTGCATCCATTTGATTTTTAGTCACACCTTTATAGTGATCTTTCCGCTGCTGAACCAATTCGACGGGCATTCGTGCGAGAACAAGTCCACCGTTGCCAATGACACCAGCGTTACGCCCTTCGTCTACTACAGGTCCGATCCAATCTGGGTAATCCTCTGCGCGAACGAGGTCCCAGCCTTCTTGCCGTTTCTTATGAACGTTTGTCTTGTCATCAAATTCCATCACAGATTCACGAATCCAACGATGAACATATCCGATGGGGGGTTCAGGGGCATCCAAGGCTGAACCGGGACGCCATTCTGTTACGCGCTCTTTGCGCTCCCGCGATTCTACTTCGCGTGATGTCCTATTAGCCATATCAATTACTCCTGTCTTTGCTCTAAACGAGCAACTTCTTTTGCATATCTATCTAATGGGATACGCATTTTTTTGGCAAACGCCACTTGACCCGGCGTTAATTCCACCGATTTCTTCCGCCCTGATTTCACTGACCGTCCGTTTCCAGACGCGGGAGCAACAGTCTGAGCGTTGGACCGTTTCTCCTTAAACTTTTGAGGCATTTCTGTACGCATACGAGTGTCGATTTCTTTATAATAATCGTCACCAGTAGGGTCAAAACCCTCCTCTAATACTAATTGTTCATGAATTGCTTGTGCAGCGCGAGTCATTAGTCGATCTTGACCAAACCACTCATTCTTACCCAACCAACTCTGCAATTTTGGATCGGGGGCTTGTTGTGGAGCCGCCTGCTGTTGTTGTGGTTGTTGACGTTGCTGTTGAGCAACTTGTGCTTGCTGTTTTTCAACCTGCTGTTGTTTCGCAATTTTTGCTTTTTGAACGCGTACACGCTCTTTAGCTATAGCAATCTTTGAAATGGCTTCTTGAGCATCGGCAACCTTTTCATAATCGCCTGCCTCCATAGCTTCAGCTAAAGCACGTTTAGCCTGAGACTCTTGAGCCTTCAATCTTCCTTCTGTTTCAGTATTGTAGCCAACGCTCATTTGCTGCAAACGCTGTTTCATCTGAGCGTTTTCTTGCTGCATGTTTTGAGCATACTGAACAGCCGCCTGCGCTTCTTCAGCAGCAGCATGTCTTTTCGCAGTTAATTCTCTAATACGTTTTTGAACAGATTGACTATAATTATCTAATTCTTCATCTCCAGAAGACTTATCTTGAACATTTGTTCGGGTTTCTTCTTTGGAGTCGTCTGAAGAAGCCTCAACTGTATCTTGGTCATCATCAAGTTCTACAGATGTATTTTCTTCAACCTTTTCGTTTTCACGAATATCTTCAGACATAGACATATCCTTGTTCTCCCTTCACTTATACATATGAAATGTCTTTGGGGTCAAGAATCGTCGCAATAATATTATCGTCATTTATGATTCTTACCTCAAGACCTTCCACTTTAAACCTATTTCCAGCATATCTTCCTATAAGAACCCAATCCTTTTCATTACACCAAGGACCATTTGGGAACTTTTGGGAATCTTTATATGCGTCTGGACCTAACTTAACGACATAAGCCGCTACAGTAGCAAAGGATTCACGATCACGAATTGCATCGGGAACAATAATGCCACCTTTTGTTTTTTCACTAGGATAATAGGGAATAATGAGAACACGATAGCCTGTTGGCTGTGGTAATCTTTCTATCGCTGAACTTTCCATCTTAGATGGATCATGCTCGTTTTTGCTCTCCGCACCTTTACCAAAAGCATTTTCTATAGGTTTTGGTATTTCTGCGTTTTTATTTATCTTTTTTTGCGCTCGTGCCACATACTCTGGCACAACTAATTTATTAGTCATCTGCGTACTCTATGCCTTTCATCGCGGTTTTAATTTCTTCTTCAACGTAGGACATTCCGCGTATTTCGCCTACGATGTACCGATACTCGTCAAATGCTTGTATCGAGCCATCCGCGAGCTTGTCTTTTAAACGCACATCGCGCTCACGAATGTTTTTTAACAGATATTCTGCAAGATTTAGTGCGTCCATACCGCATATAGTATGCGATTATACGGGAAACACAAGTATTAATACCAAAAAATCAGAAAATACCTTGGAATCTCTGGGGTCTTGCAATTTTGCTAAATCTACTTAGACTTTTTGCTTGCTGCTTTTTTCTTTGTGGCTGGCTTTTTTTGAGCTTTTGGCTTTGCGGCTGGCTTTTCAACCCACGCTTCGTTTTCTGGGGTGCTTGGGTCATCTTTAACAAAGTGTCCATCCTCATCACGCGCTCTTACCATTTCCACAACAGGAGCCTTTTGAACAATGTTTGCAGCAGCACGTTTCGCTGCACGAATTTGTTCAACCATTTTTTCTCTTACTGATCCCATATTAATTTCCCTTCATGCTTGAGTTTAGAGCCGCAATGTCTCGCTGTGTTTGAATGCGATCCTCTGCAATTCTTGTTTTATCGGCTAATGCCGCTTCTGAAACATCAATCCTTTGCTGTGCAGTTAGAATATCATTTTGTTCTTTCTCACGTTCAAATTCTTGTTTGGTTTCAAATTCTGTTTGTTTGCGCTGCATGTCTGCTGCCTTCAGTTGCAGTTCTTGATTTCTAATATCCACAAGCGGATCAGATTGCGGTGGAGGTGCTACCGCCTGTGCAAGCTGTTCTGTCATCTCAGCAATTTTCTCAGCCGCAAGAGAATCTATCTGTGGCTTAAACTGCATCATAGGATCAGCAGGTGGCTGACCCGGCTGTGGTGGCATCATCTGAGCTTGTTGCTGCATCATTTGCATTTGTTCTGGCGGTATCTGAGACATAAATTCTTGCTGTGCCTGCTGTTCAGCCATTAAGCCAATATGCTCCTGAATATGCCCCTGTAATGCCATGATCGACTGCGGATTTAATTCCATAGCAGGCGTAGACATAACAGCCATATGCGTTTCGATGTGCGCTTGGTGATCTTGGTCAGGGAACGCTTGTAATGGCGCTCCCTGCAATGCCATTTGGTTCTCTTTCGCAGCGTTCATAGGCTGCGGTTGAGGTGGGGGGGGAAGAATGGCATCTATGTTGGTTACACCAAGAGCTTCATACATCTTACGGTACGCCGCATATAATCCTTGCGGACCGCCATGTATTTGTGGGTTTGATTGCACTAACTGTAGTTCAGTTTGCGCCAAAGCAATCCTCTGCGACATAGAGAAGATATTAGGATCAGAAATAGGTAAAACATCAATTTGACCTGCAAAGTCCTGCACAAAAATCTCTGGCCCCATCTGCATATCTGCTTGATATGGATAAGACTGAATTGTTTCTGAAAAAATTCTGGCAAGTAGTTTAAACTCAATCTTCTGTGAGTAATGTAAACGCTTGTGAATCGCAGACATAACCTTTGTACCGCGCTCCATAATCGCCATCGTCGTGCCAACAGGTGTATCACCACCCATTTCACCAACCTTGAGGTCAGCCATAGAAGCAAAACGGCGTCCTGCATCAACTAGGGTTCCCAAAAGGTTATAAAGCGTCCCTGAAGGCTCTTTGAAGGGGAGAGGCATCAAGGAGCCTTGCAGGGTGCCTCCAACCACATCAATATCACGGAACTCACCCGGTTGAAGGGGATTGTCTTCATCGCGAATACGAGCGCCACGGGCTTTAAAGCCTGCTGGAAGATTGGAGAGGGTGCCTGCATCAATAAGCTGACGCAGGATCGACGTTGACGCTTGAGCCAACCCACCAATCATGTGAGTCAAGCCAAGGCCGTAGAAACCAAGACCGGGCAAAAACTTGTAATGCACGAAGTATTGCTTCGCACGTTTCATTGGGTCCGTTTCCATAAAATTACGACGAATAGCCAATACTTCGCCAGAATCAGCAATGATTGTGACGATGTATGGCAGTTTCAAACCTGTTGGTTCTCCATCTACTCCCATGTCCTCAAAGCCCTCAATATCAAGGCTTGTGTGAACTTCATACAAAGTTAAATCTTCAGAAGGTCCACTTGGATGAACGCCCTGAATATCGTTAATTGACTCCTCAACCTCATCAGCCATATTGTCTTCACCGTACCCACCAGTAGGTAAGTCGATGTCACGATAGAAACCAACAATTTGCATTTTACGCACTTCGTTGGAATCCATCGTGATACGATGAGTGACACGAGGAGAAGAAACCAAATCAAT